CAGGTTCGACACGACGGCGCTCCACGCTGACCAGCACGGCCGCCTCATCTCGCACGCTGACTACATCGCTCACGTGGAGAAGTACGACTACGTGTGGCGCTCGATCATGCGGGGTGAGCGCATCCTCGACGTGGGCTGCGGGACCGACCTGCCGCTCATGCGCGCCATCAACTTCGTGCAGTCCCAGGCGGACAAGGTTCGCTACGTGAACGAGGGCTGCTACGTCGGCGTCGACATGAACAAGCTCAAGCCGACCGGGATCAACTGGGCGCAGCTCATCGGCGAGCTCGACATGACCTCCGACGACGGCTACACGGCCGCGCTCATGGCCATCCCTGGGAACCAGCAGGCCAGCGACGAGGGCGACGGCGAGGGAAACCCCGGCGAGCTTCGCGGGTACACGCTGATCGTTTGTCTGGAGGTCATCGAGCACATGGCGGTCGAGGATGGGAAGCTGCTCCTTGAGAACATGCGCGATCTCCTGTCGGACGAGGGGCGCATCATCCTCTCGACTCCGGTCTACGACGGGAAGGGGATGGCTCGAAACCACCTCCACGAGTACTACGTCCCTGAGCTCCAGGAGCTGATCGAGTCTGTCGGCCTGGAGGTGGTCAAGCGGATGGGCACGTTCACGTCGGAGCCCGTCATCAAGCGCTGGATGAAGGAGAACAGGCCTGACTGGCTCGCGCTGTACATGGAGGCGCGAGAGTTCCACTCCTCGGGCTACATGAGCGGCGTCATCGCGCCTATGGTCCCCGACCTCTCGCGGAACAACGTGTGGCAGATCGTGCGTGCTAGCTGAGAGCAGCGTCGTATGATCGCAGGGCTATGACGCACACTGACTCGGAGGACGCCGACACCTTTTGGGCGTGTGTTCGCAAGAAGGCCTACCCGTCTGAGGACATCGCCAAGCTCAGCGTCGCGGCCATCGTCAGGTCGCAGCCGCTGGCTGAGACTCGAGCGTACGCCTGTCGGCGCTGCGGTCTCTGGCACGTCGGCGCGACGCCGCCCAGCGAGCGAAAGGTGCTCACGTTCAGCGACGAGGACGCGGTGTCGCCTCGACAGCGTGCGCGACCGCCGCGTCGCAGATCGTACGGAGACTCGTCTGTGCGACGGCCTCGGTCCTACGGTAAGCGCTACGACGAAGACGACGATGACGATGACAGTGACTGACGAGACTGCGACCGTCGCGACGCGCTGGTACATCAGAGGTCCAGCTGACTCGCACAAGTTCGACCGAGAGGTCCCTATCCTGGACGAGTACGCTGGCCAGGCGTTCTGCCAGACGTGCGTGATCGTTCACAAGGCGCCGATTGGAAGCGACTGGCACATCGAGGCACCTGACGTAGACCGCATGCTCTGCGGGGTGGTCATCTCCCTCGACGAGGGGGAGGGCCGGCGCGCGCTTCCCAAGAACGTATGCCCGCAGTGCGCGGGAGCTGCTAGCAAGGAGGATGGGTCGTGACAAAGGGGCAAGCGCGATGAGAGCAGTAGGCTGCATGGATTTTGCAGGCGGATACGCGTGCGGCGTGACCCAGGCTGGCTTCGACTACGTGGCTAAGCGTGAGCCGTCGTTCTTTGGCGGGTTCGGCGTGTCCGCCGTCGAGTCTAACTTCAACGGCGTCCAGGTTGAGGTCTCTGAGCCTGAGTTCTGGAGCGTCGTCAAGGCTGACATGGTATTTGGTTGCCCGCCGTGCAGCGGATTCTCGATGCTCTCCACGATCAACACGGCCGACTCGAAGACCGGCAAGATGGTAGACGGCGTGCGAGTCGCGCAGCGCGGCGTTGACTCTCCGGACAACAAGTGGATGTCTGAACTCATGCGCTACGCCGCCAAGGTGAAGCCAGGCGTCGTCGTCATGGAGAGCGTGGCCAGCGCTGGCAAGATCGGCGCGCCGCTCATGGAGCAGCTCTGGCAGCTGCTTCGCGAGGAGTCCGGGCTGGACTATCACCTGACGAGCGTGTTCATGAACGCCGCGCTGGTCGGAGGCGACGTGATCAGGCCGCGATACTTCTTCGTGGCGCACCTGGCCCCGTTCGGTGTCGATCTGCCGTCCGCCAGGCCGCGCTCGCTCATGGAGCTGATCGGAGACCTCCCGCTCGAGGCCGGCATGCGAACGCAGGGCGAGTATGACTCGTCGTGGGGTCACGTCACGAACGGCTCACGCGCCGACGAGCGTACGCGACTCACCATCGAGGAGTTTCGCAAGTACGGGTACGACTGGGCAGAGGGCAAGCGCCTGCCAGAGCACCTGGAGGTCTGGACGAAGGAGATGGGCCATGAGTACCCCGAGTGGTGGTACGGGTCCTCGGGAGAGCTCCTCTCGCACGCTGTCAGCGACAACATGTACTCGCCCTTCCGGTGGCGCGCGGGCAAGCCGATGGGAGTCGTGACCGGCGGCTTCATGGACAGGGCAATCCACCCAATCGCGGCTCGGCCGTTCACGTACCGCGAGGGCGCTCGTTTCATGGGCTTCCCTGACGACTGGAGCCTGAAGCCAATCGTGGAGGGAAAGCGCGACGCGTGGCTCGGCAAGGCTATCCCGGTCGCGGCGGGGCGGTGGATCAGCACGTGGGCGCGAGGCGCCCTCGAGGAGGAGCCGGGTGAGTACGCTGGCGTGCTCGTCGCGCCGAAGCACAGGATCATCGACGTCTCTACCTCAGACAAGATCCTGGACATCACTCGCGGTGAGACTGACGACTGGTGGGAGCGACCAGAGACGCCGCGGATCACGTACTCCTACGCCAACGACCTGGAGCCCAGCGCGTCGCGTCGTCTCAGGACAGACACGGTGATCAGCGCCGCCAAGCGGCCGACGAACGTGTCGACCGGACGCCCGTCCAAGGCGCGCACTCTCGCTCGCGGGCAGGTCAAGACCGTCTCTCAGCAGCGCACGGTCGGGCCTATCGTGCGCATCCGGCCTGAGGAGTTCCAGCAGCTCCTTGACGAGCTGCGACTCTCGCGCGTTGACGCTGCTCGCGCGCTCGGCGTCAGCCCGTCGCGGATCGGCGAGCTCACCGGTCACACGCGACCGAAGTCGTGGCTCAACGCTGATCGCTGGCCGGACGTCCAGGTCGCGCTGCGCAAGTACGGCGCTGAGCTCGCGTCTGCGATCAAGCGCCACAAGCAGCCCGTAAGCGCCTGATCGCTCCGCGTCGCGTATGATCGGCGGATGGCTCCCCCGACCATACCGACTGAGGCGAAGAAGCGACGCGGGACGTACAGGGCTGACCGCGACCCAGGCGCCGGCAACACGCTGATCCCTGTCCAGCGTGCCTCCATCACGGAGCCGCCTCCATCGTCCTTGAAGGACGTAGGGGCGGCCGAGTGGGAACACGCTCTTCGCGTCTGCCCGTGGATTGGCCTCTCGGACCTCACCGCTCTCAAGCTGTTGTGCGAGGCGATGGACCGACGCGAGCTCCTCGTGCAGGAGGTCGAGACGGGTGAGCTCATGCTCGAGACAAGCACAGGGTATGCGTACGTGAACCCTGCGCTGTCTGCGCTTGAGAAGACCGAGGAGCGTATCAGCAAATGGATGCAGCAGCTTGGACTGACGCCGAGCGCGAGAAGCGAGCTCGGAGTCGCGGAGGTCAAGCAGGCCAGCGCGCTAGATCAGCTGGCCCAAAGCAGGGCCACACGGATGGCTGGCCTCCAAGGTTCCACACAGTCGTCCCGCAGGCCGCCGTCCAGTACGGAGACGGAGAAGAGGTCCTCTCGCTCCTTGACGCCTACGGGCGGATCACAAAAGACTCCATCGCTGGGCCGACCGGCGCTCCCCTCAGACCTCGAGGCTGGCAGCGTCAACTAGTCAACGAGACCTTCGCCCGGGACCCGATCACCCACAGGCGCCGTCATCGGACCGCGATGTGGGGGATGGGTCGAAAGAACGGCAAGACAGGCCTGTGCGCGCCAATCGCGCTGCACGGCCTGATGCTCGGCGGAGACGGCGCTGAGGTCTACTCCGCGGCCGCGGACAGGCCCCAGGCGAAGCTCATGCTCACCGCGGCGAAGAAGAACGTCGAGCTGATCCCTGAGCTCTCGCGTCGACTCAAGCTGTACCGCGACGCCATCGAGGATCCGGTCACTGGGTCGATCTACAAGGCGCTGTCCGCGGACGCGTACACGAAGGAGGGCCTGTCGCCCACGCTCGTCCTGGCCGACGAGCTGCACGCCTGGCCGAACCGAGACCTGTACGACGTGCTCGCGCTCGCGATGGGCGGTCGCTTTGACCCTCTGATGCTGATCGTGACCACCGCTGGGGTCATGGTAGACACGCACGGCCAGCAGTCAATCGCGAACGAGATGTTCGAGTACGGGCTCAGGGTCGCTGCTGGTGAGGTAGACGATCCGACGTTCTACATGTCCTGGTGGGCGTCTCAGGACAACTCGGACATCGAAGACATGGTCGCCTGGGAGGCGGCCAACCCGGGCCTGGATGACATCCTAGATCTCAACGAGCTGAGAGCCTCCGCGAAGCGGGCGAAGTCGGGCGGATTCAAGGAGTCAGAGTTCCGCATCAAGCGCATGAACCTCTGGGTGTCAGCGTCGACCGTCGCTCTTCCTGGCGGTGTCTTTGAGATGTGCGCCATCCCGCGACAGATAGACATCGCCGCTGAGCACAAGGACGATGAGCTCGTCGAGGGACTTGAGGCTAAGATGGAGCGCGATCCGAAGGAGCCACGGATCGTCTTCTTCGACGGCTCGTTCAACCACGACTGCACCGCTCTTCTTGAGATCTTCCTTGACGGCTATATGCGAGTCCTCGGGTGCTGGGAGCGATCTCCGGACGAGGACAACTGGCGCGTTCCGATGGGTGAGGTAGAGAACGTCATCTTCGAGGCAGCGCGCGACACCGAGATCATAGAGATCGCTGCGGACCCGTTCCGCTGGGCTAAGGAGCTCGAAGATTGGGCAGCGGCCGGTCTTCCTGTCGTAGAGTATGCGACAACGTCTCCGTCGAGGATGGTCCCGGCGTGGGCGAAGTTCTATGACGCTGTACTCGCCGGCAACATCACCACAGACGGCGACCCTCGACTCGAACGTCACGCGAGGAACACCACGTTGAAGGTTGACCGCCTGGGGCCTAGACCAGTGAAGGAGCATCGCGGCTCGCCCCGCTCAGTGGACCTTCTCATCTGCGCTGTCGGCGGATATGATCGTGCGACCTGGCACGCTGCGAACCAGGGGCCAGATGAGCCTCTGATCGCATGGAGCTGAATATCAAGCCCGCTGAAGAGCGGACTAAGACGATGTCTCGTAAGGTCACTGCCTATCTTGTCGCAGCGATAACCCCTGTACGACGAGCTACTGTAGCCGTCGTGGCAGGGGTCGTACTAGTTCTATGGGGGCTTGCGCTCTGGTCTATCCCTGTGGCGATGATCACGGCAGGAGTGCTGCTCGTGGTGTACGGCGCGGTGCTCATCGATCTCGACGCCTCGCCAGTCTCGCGTAGACACAAGAAGAAGGTGATCGAGTGAGCCACAGTACATCTGGAGGCTGCAGCTGATGGCGAATCTGATTCAGAAGGCGCTGCAGCGCTCTCAGTCGTCTATCACGCTTGACGAGTACATCCAGTTCTTCAACTTCCAGAACCTCTCGTACCCGTACAGTCTCCAGCAGACGATGAACGGGGACGTCATCGAGAAGGCTGACGGCAGCTACGAGAGCTTCGTCTACACTGGCTTCAAGAACAACGGCGTCGTCTTCGCCTGCATGGCCGTTCGCCAGCTGACATTCAGCGAGGCTCGATTCACGTGGCGCAGGCGAACGAACGGCAGGCCTGGAGACTACTTCGGCACCAAGGATCTAGCCATCCTCGAGAAGCCGTGGCCCGGCGGCAACACCGCGTCGCTGCTCTCGCGAGCCATCCAGGACGTGGACCTGGCAGGCAACTTCTTCGCCACGCGCCGCCCGGGCAACCGGATCAAGCGCATGCGGCCCGACTGGGTGACGATCATCCTTGGAAGCTACGAGGACCCGGCCACTGACCCCTACGCGCTCGACGCGGACATCGTCGGCTACATGTACCACCCTGGCGGCCGGTACTCTGGCGCGGCGCCCGTGCTCCTCCTCCCAGAGTTCGTCGCTCACTGGGCTCCTATCCCTGACCCGCTCGCGCAGTATCGTGGCATGTCGTGGCTGACTCCCGTGATCCGGGAGTACATGTCTGACACCGCGATGATCACTCACAAGTCAAAGTTCTTCGAGAACGGCGCGACGCCCAACATGGTCGTGACGCTGGACCCCGGTCTCAAGAAGGAGAGCTTCAAGGAGTGGGTCTCGATGTTCAGCGAGCGCTACTCGGGCGCGCTGAACGCGTACAAGACCCTGTACCTCGGCGCTGGCGCGACGGTGACGCCCGTCGGCAAGGACTTCCGACAGATGGACTTCGCGGTCACCCAGGCGGCCGGTGAGACCCGCATCGCCGCGGCGTCCGGCGTGCCGCCCGTGATCGTCGGGCTGTCTGAGGGACTCAAGAACGCGACCTACTCGAACTACCAGCAGGCACGACGCAGGTACGCGGACATGACGATGCGCCCGCTGTGGCGCAGCATGGCAACGAGCCTAGACATCATCGTGCCGTCGCCTGACAACGCCGAGCTCTGGTACGACGACAGGGACATCCCGTTCCTGGCCGAGGACATCAAGGACCGCGCTGAGGTCCAGACGCAGCAGTCGACGTCTATCGGCAGGCTGATCGACGTCGGGTTTGACCCTGACATCGCGGTGC